AAGTGCAGAAGCACAAACGACTGCAAATAATCAAGATACGACATCTAATGAAGATGTTCCAGGTCTACCACCAGGAGAAGGTCTTGCAACAATCAGAGCAAGTAACGGTGTTGGTTGTCAAGTTGCCGCAATATTTCAGAAAAACTTCCAGGGTCTTATTGATGATTTGGAAGCAACAGGGTATGAGATTAGAACATTACATGGTTATGTAAATAGAACAACAAGGGGCGGAAACAAACCTAGTTTCCATTCGATGGGTGCCGCAATAGATATTAATGCTTATTCACCAAATGGTTACGCCTCAACTGCACCAAGTGGTTGGGACCCAAGTGGAAGTAGAGGTGGAAATTTTGGTTGTGATTTACCACTAAACATAGGCAGTATTGCCGCAAAACACGGATTGGGTTGGGGAGGTAATTGGTCAAGACCTTGGGATCCTATGCACTTCTCAGCCGCAAGTGTTGAACGTGGTGCGTATAAATTAAATCGTCAATATAAAGTAGCAGAAAATTCTGATGTTACTGGAACAACAAGTGTGAGATTAGCATAATGATTTTTGATAAAAGAAAAGGTTCATTATTAAATTATATTCAACTTCCGTTGAATGTAATTACACCTTACGGAACATACTTGGGTACTGGATATAAAGAAACAGGTGAACCAAGTTATATTTTATCACATGTTAGATTAACTACATTTCCTATCGTTGATTTAGTGTTTAGTTCAATGAGCAAAGACGCAATTATAGATACGGAAAAACCAGTATTAGAAATGGCAGATGATAATAAAATAGGTTACGGATATCAAGTTACCAATACAGAAATAAAATATGGATTTGTAACTGTTGCTTCACAAAGAATTGATATATCCAGTGGTAAGATTACAAAGCCAATGGCAAACTTTATATTAGAAAAACAACTAAGAAATATTGGAAATGTTTTAGAAAAGTTTGTTAAAAAAGAATTATCACAACCACAATTTGATGCATTATGTTTTTACTTCTTCAAGGAAGGTGTAGAAAAAATTGAAAATCACCATATCATTAGTTTAATTAATAATGAAAAGTGGTATGATATTACAGATGAAATTCAAACAAATATAAAAAAGAATAACGGCCAGTTTGATGAGAAACTAGCCGCTATGAAAATACGTACTGCAAAAATGTGGAGTTACGTACCTGGTTTTAGTTAAAATTCGTAGATAGATTTAGTATAACCCTGAGTGGGTTCTACATTTACGATTTCTATCTTAGAATCTGGGTTCATTGATTGCATAAGTTTTTGAACACGATATGCATCATCAACTGTGGTATCTTTTGTTACATCAATACCATTGATTTTAACCCTTACAGGCTCTCTTAGTTCTTGTTTAGACATACAACCCTTTCTTTGTTACGACAATGCATTCAGTAAAGTTTCATCACTTGTTTCTAAAGTAACAACACTTCCAAAATAATTGTCAAAAGTTTTTACGAGATTAGTATAATCTCCAGACTTCATTTCCTCGATAACTTGATTACCATCAAGACCGAGGTCACGACACAGACCTTGCGCCGTACCCAATAGATAGAAGGCATTACCTGCCGAACTATCTAAATCGATTTTGTATTCACGAACATTGTTTTTTTGAACTACTGCCATTATGCAACCTCCTTAAAACCAAAACTAGCAACTTCATACTTTTTAGTACCAACAAGCATTTGGTCACCAACAGATGTGGAACGCAAACCCCATTCCTTACCACTATCATCAACATGAAGTGGAGCCATTACAGTGACATTAGGATTAAAGTCACCGTTAGATTCTCCGCCTTCAAAAACTTCTTTTTTGATTGACCAAGAACCCATTACATTGTTTGTCCAACGATAAGCATATTCAAGTGCTTCCATTTCTTCTGTTCCTTCCGGAGCATCAACAAATGCTACAACGTGGGGAGTATCATCGAATGCTGAATGTATAACTGAAACTTTCATATTAACCTCTCTCTTTTGATTATGTAATTATAATAACACGATTCGTGTATCTGTCAAGTTTTTAGTCGAAAAAGTTACCTAAAACCCAAACAAATTTTGTGTCAGATACTTGTTGCCACATTCCGTCTTTCCAGTTTGGCCACAATATTTTGCGATTTGCATCTTCCATTACGTCAAGACCGTTTTCTGCTTTAGCTACAAACGTGTCACCTAAATGATTTTCAAATGTGAATGTTTTCATTCTCTCTCCTTAAACTAAACTAGTACGGGTATCGCCTTCAATTTTAAGGACGCATTTGCCTGTACTAAGATTATCGACATTACCAACAAACTTGCCAACAAGATGTTCATACTGAGTTCCTTTCTGAAATTCACCAACAACATAACCACGTTTCATATACCAATCTCCTTTTTTATTCTTACGAATAAGGTTATCAGTATATAATGTTTCCCAACCCTTTGGATCAAATTCTTTTTGTGATTTAACAAATTCAGATTCAAAATTATCATCACATGGGAAGAAGTCAAAAAAGTTTTCTTCGTATGCATTACTTGAAGATGTAACTAAATCGATAACAGTTTTAGCCTCTTCGGCTGTATCTGCCTCTATAACATAAGTGTTTCCACCTTTGTTTTTCCAGTATTCTGAGACACCATCCCAATCATCATTATGAGCGGCATAGTTTTCACGAATAGCAGTTTCAATAACGAATTTACTCATATCTGTCTCCTTCATCATGTTTATATAATAGCACGATTCCTAAATCTGTCAAGTTTTTTAGTCTAATCGTGATCCTGCATATGCTTTGAAGCCATGTGATTTCATTACTTTAGCATAAGCCTGAGCACCTTCTTCTTTACAATCAATATTTTGACCTGCGTAATCACCTGGATTCCACAACTGCCATGCTTTTCCTGTCCAGTCTTTTTTAAATCCAATAGATTCTAAACCTTTACGTTCTGCTTTACCGAGTTTAGTATTACCCTTGTTTTCAGGATAAACTGTAACCCATGCAAAACCACATGAGTATTGGTCTTCACCTTTTAGAACGTTATTGAAAAATGTGTCAACGGCTTGTACAGCCTGTGTTTTTGCCTCGTTAGCAACTTCTTGATATGTAGTCATAGTTAGATCCTCTCTTTCATTTAATATACATATAGTATACTACGAATCGAGAATCTGTCAAGTTTTTACACCCATTTAAAGTGTATATTTGGTACTTTTCTTGGTGAACCGTCTTTCTTTTTATCAATAATATCAATGCTTCCCGTTAGAAGTTCATATCTATTGTCTTCAACTAGTTCTTTTTTCCCGTACCACGTACCATAATAGGTTGCATTTTTCTTCATTTTCTTATCTTCATTGAGCATATGACTACGCCAATCAGATTCAACCATATCTTGCATTGCACAAAATAATTTTGTAGAATCATTGTATTTCCAACTCAATAAGAGATATAAGCCGGGACGCTTTGAAAAGCTACCCCCTTGCCACTTATCAGCACCGCATGTTTTGATTTCAATTGGATCTCCGTTGATATAAACATCAGCAACATTTACACCTACTTTGACTTCCGTGTTAATATTCTTTTCTTTAAGAATATTAAGAAAACTTACTTGAGCAATCTCACTCATTAGTTCACTTTGTTGTTTCGTACTGAATTCGATACCGTCTTTTTCAAATTCTGAACGATACTTATTAAACAAAGTTCTTATTCGTTCTTCTACCGCAGGCCAGTTATTACGGATGATATCCTTTGTAGACATCGGGGTATTCCTTCTCATTATTTCTAGATAGTTACTCTGGTCTTTTATCGATGATTTTATCAATAAGACCGTATTGTAATGATTCTTCTGGATTCATGAAGTTATCTCGCTCCATATCACCATATAAATCATTATAGTTTTTTCCGGCTGTATTGTGTTGCACGTATATCTGAATTAATCGTGCTTTTGTTTTTAGAATTTCTTGTACTTGAATTTCCATATCTGTAGCTTGTCCACCGGCACCGCCACTTGGTTGGTGTATCATATGTCTGGCATTAGGTAACATGTATCGTTTACCTTTTGCTCCGGCAGTAGCTAAGAGTGAACCCATAGAACATGCTTGTCCAAGAACCATTGTAGAAACATCTGGTTTGACAAATTGCATGGTATCATAGATAGCCATACCAGCAGTTACATGTCCTCCTGGTGAATTGATATAAAAATGTATATCTTTCTCTGGATTTTCAGCTTCTAAGAATAGAAGTTGGGCACAAATCAAGTCTGATTGATAATCATTGACTTCGCCTGTAAGAAATATTACTCGTTCTTTAAGCAAACGAGAAAAAATATCGAAACTACGTTCTCCGTTTGCAGTTTGGTCAATGACCATAGGTACTAGATTAGGCATAATTTTATTTATTCTCCTATAATTTCATTTATTATACATAAAATGAATCATAAAGTCAACAGTAAAAGTACGAAGTTTATATGTTGATAAATACTCTTAATAGTAAAGAGAGTATATAATGGCAAGATTTATAGGTTTTAGTACTAAGAACAAACAAGCAATCAATCACACACTAACAGGTAAAGAGTTAGTGGTTGAAGACTTATTGAATAATATAATGACACGTAAAGGCGAAAGAATTATGATGCCTACGTATGGGTCAATCGTTCATGACCTAGTATTTGAACCGCTAACATCAGACATTAAAAAGCTAATTGAAGAAGATTTAACACAGATTATCAACGATGAACCAAGGGTCAACTTAACAAGTATTAACTTAACTGAGTCAGACCATACAGTAACAGCATCAATATCGGTTGATTTATTACCAGAGAAAGAGCCGATTACATTAACAATAGACCTACAGAGAGAATAAAATGAGTCAAGATAGAATAGATAACTTATTCGCAAGTGAAAGTTGGACCAGTGTCTATACGGCATTCACCAATGTTAGCTTGAAGGCTTATGATTTTGATAGCATACGTGAGAGTTTACTTGCGTATATAAGCAGAACATATCCAGATAAATTTAACGATTTTATAGCAAGTTCAGAATTTATTGCAATTCTAGACCTTGTTGCATACCTAGGTCATTCTCTAGCATTTAGAAATGACATGAACACACGTGAAAACTTCCTAGATACAGCGGAACGCCGTTTAAGTATCTTGCGAATGGCACAAACATTGGGCTACATAAAAACAAGGCCTATCAATGCACGTGGTATGATGAAAATCACAAGTGTAACAACTACAGAAGATGTTGCAGACAACGAAGGTAATTCTCTCGCTGGTATCGTTGTTAACTGGAACGACTCTAATGATGTTGATTGGTATGAAAAATTTATAACAGTCTTAAACGCCTCTTTCAATAAAAATACAAAAATTCAAGATCCAAGTGCTTCACTTACAGTAGGTAATATAGAAAATTACCTTTATGAAGTAAACGAAAACCCATTATCTAAATCTTTAGCATATGCTTTCTCAACAAATGTTGCAGGAGCAAATAGAAGATTTGAAGCAGTGCGTACTGTAATAGAAGATGATAAAATTATTGAGGGCGAACCTATTGCTACTAATAATTTTACAATCTTAAACAGAAACGATAACTTAGGACCTGGCAGTGACAGAACTGGTTTCTTTGTTACTACAAAAGCAGGACAACTAAAAAGCGAATTATTTAGATATCAGTCTCAACTTTCAAATAGAGTTGAAGTAATTGATGATTCAAACATTTCTAATTCAGATGTATGGGTACAAAAATTTGACACATCAAGTGGTGCGTATAAATCAAGTGTTACTAAAGTTGACAATGATACACGTGAAACTGCAATCTATAATTCTCTTAGAACAGGTTCAGGAGACTTAGTAAGTGTTCATACAAATGTAGATAACTCAGTTGAACTAAGATATCCTGATGGCGTATTTGGAAATGCGGCATTCGGTGACTATCGTGTTTGGTATAGAACATGTGATAATGAAAATTACTCTATAAATTCAGGTGATATCAAAAATGTAGAAATCTCTATTCCATATATTGGCACAGATGATAAGAGTTATAGAATTACTCTATCACTACAAAGCACACGTGACTTTGCTGAAAACTTTGCGGCAGAAACATTTACAAGTGTAAGAAGAATTGCACAAAAGGCCTACTATTCACAAGACAGAATGGTAAACGCACAAGATTATAATGTTTACCCACTAACGTTAGGTAATAACGTTGTAAGAAAAGTGAAAGCAGTTAATACAACATTTGCAGGTAATTCACGTTATTTTGAAATGGACGATGTTACCGGACATCATTCAGACCTAAGTATTACAGGAACAGATGGTTCTGTGTTTATCGAAGATGATGGTGGTATTCAACCAGATTATTCACAAGTAACAGCGGCTACACCTGTATATCCTGATTGGTCAAACGCATTGAAACTATCTTTAAGTTTTAATAGAGATAGTGGCAAATCAGTTGACTTTATTAGAAACGAAATTTCAAAAGCAATAAGACACCCAGCAATAGTTAATCAATATTTTTATCAATATAAAGATGATGCAACTGTTAATATTTCTGTAGCATTATCTGATGGTGCTTATACAAAAAGCCCATTAAATAATTTACAAATTGAAACAACTAATCCGATTGATGTAGAAGTTGGGGATTTCATCACACTTAAAGGTGAATCAGATACTATATATTATGCAAAAGTAATAAAAGTAAATTCATCAGATCCTGCAGAAATTGTACTAGATAAAGTTATTACAGAAACTGGTGTCATTACAAAAATTTGTAAAAACATTAGAATGAAATTTACAGATGCAGAAATTCAAGCAATAAGAACACAAAAGATAGATGATGCACAGATACAATCATTTACTTTATATTATGACCTAGATACTGTTACCAATACTTGGGGATGGAATATCTGGGACGGGCAATCAAACATTACTGGTAAAATTATTGTATTTTACAAATATGAACCAGGTATACGAACAAACGAAGCAGAATACACCGCATACATCAAAGGCAAAAAAGTTGTTTTTGAAAGTCGTGACCAAGTTAAATTTTATTATGGAAACAAAGACATTGTAGTTGATAATGAAACTAATTTGGCAGAACGTGATAAAATTTTAATTAACTATTACAACCCAGGTGATATGACACCTGCTACATCAAACACTACAGGCTCAGACATTATTACAGTTGGGTATGCATGTGATTTAGAAAATTACACAGACAATGGATCTGGTGGAGCAACATTTGATGCAGTGTTTAAATACACTGGTGCAGACAAAACACTTGAGTTTGTGGAAAATAACCCAAGCCAAATAGGTAGTCCTACATATAAACATTTTCTTGTTTCACCTGATGGTCTTGAATATGAACTAGACCCAAGTGAAATAGTTGCACCGAATAGTCCAGATGATATTATCGGGGCGACACCAGAATATAAATTAAGTTTTGAAATTTCAGACCTTTCAAAATATATTTCTACACTAGATGATGTTGCGTTAAATGAAACAGTCGATGACTCTACAGAAATAAATGTTTCACCAGACCAAATAGTTGTTGTAACAAATACGGGCGCGGCCAGTGTTGCTTCATCTGAACCATCATATTCTACAGTTTCAACAAATAACCTAGAAAATACTTATGGCTTCAAGGGCAAACCATCAACGACATATTTTAACTCAGCACCAACTACAGGAAACTTTTTCTGGATAGACGAAGATGAGTTACCAACAGGCGAAACATACACAACTGCAACAACAGGTATGACAGGTGTACAAACAAACTTTATTACTCAATATGACACTGCATTAAACAACTGGAAATTTACATATCCAATTGAAACATGGGGTGCCATCGAAAGTGCAGATAATATCGATAACGATGTTAGATTTAAACAAACAGCATATGCTGAACTTTCATTTAGTTCATCAGAAACATTAACACAAAGTACACTAGTTTTAAGAGATGCAAATGGCGTTATATTAGATAAAGACCATACAGAACTTACCAGTACAGCAGGTTCAGGTGTAACGAACTATAAAGTAATATTTTGGACATCAGACCCTGGAGAAGGAACTTTAATTGATGTTCTAAAAGGCGATGGGTCTCAAACTACAAGTATCGGTACATTTGCAGTTAAAGTTGTTGCTACAGTGAATCTTATTAGTTCAGTAGAAACACAAACAAGCACATATGAAACAAAGAGTGCTTATGTATATAATGATTATATTACTGATACAGGTTATATTAATGAATCAAGAGTTAAACTTCTGACTATGGATACAACAGGTAATCCATATGGCGTACTAGATATATTTAAAACACCAAATAACGATTCTAAAATTGTCGTAGAAGATTATTATACTGGTTCACAAAGATTTGAAAGAGTTTCTAAAATGGCAACAGCGGGTCCAAATATTGGTGGTACAAACCCTATACCAGAAAATACAAGACCTGAATTTAAACTTTGGTACAATACAGACACAGATCCAACAAACGGACAAAAATGGTTCTATTATATTGATGGTGTTTGGACACCTCAATTTGTGTTTAGTCAACCAGACCCAAGTGACCCTACATGTATATACTTTGGTCCTACTAAATTTAAAGTTGTTCAAGGAAGAAGTTTTACAGAAGATAGATTTATGAGTTTTAGATGGGATCATTATGCAGACTTAGATAAGAGAATAGATCCTAGTACAAGTAATATTGTTGACATTTATGTTCTTACAAGTGACTATGTAAGAAAGGTAAACAAATGGATAGCAGGTGGTTTCAAAGCAACTATACCTACTGCACCCAACAACTATGAATTAAAATCATTAATGAGTTCTATCGAACCGAAGGCGGCCATCGCAGACCATATCAGTTATATACCAGTCAAGTTTAAATACTTGTTTGGTTCTTTTGCACAACCTGAAAATCAAGCAATGTTTAAAGTTGTCAAAAAGTCAGGAACTTCATATACTGATAGTGAAGTCAAAACTGCGGTGTCGGCAAAAGTTAATGAATATTTTGATTTAAATAATTGGGACTTTGGTGATACATTCTATTTCTCAGAATTGGCATCTTACTTACATCAGAAACTTGGTAACTATATTGCTAGTGTTGTTATAACACCTAAATTCTCAACAAGCGGTTTTACAGACTTGCTAAGTATTACTAGTGAACCAAATGAGATTTTCTTAAGTGTTACAACGTCATCCGATGTAAAAATAATTTCAGCAATCTCACAAACAGAATTACAAGGCGAGGATGTGACAGACTATGGCCAATAAGATTTATGATTTTTTACCAGGACATTTAAAGAATAGTGAATTAGAAACTATCTTTGAAACTACATTAGAACGTGTCTTCTCACAAGGAGACATGGAAAAAGTAAAAGCGTATGTTGGTAGAAAAGAAAAAGGCATAAATTCAGAACAAGACATTTATTTGTCTTTTCCTCCTCATGCATTCACACGTGAAAATTATGGACTTGAGCCTGTATATTCAAGTGATGAACAAAAAGTTTTTTATGAAGATTTGTTAAATGCTCTTTTTAATAAAGGTGCATTAACAAATGACCACAGAAGATTATTCGATACAGAAAAGAAAACTATCAATTTACCTATTGACTTAGATAAGTTTGTTAACTGGTCTATGTACTATTGGGTTAAGCCTGGTTTTGTAAATGATAATTCATTACAACAATCACTTTATAAACATTATGTTACTATTGGAAGACCTGGTTCTAATTGGTTTAGTGTAGTAAACTCTTGGTATCACTATGACGATATTAGAGATAAAATCACAGATGACAACTATACATTAATAGAACAAGCAAAGAGACCAATTATAGAATTTGATAATAGACTTGAATTAGCTGATAGTATGGCTAACATATCTGAATGGGAGTTTCCAAAATTCAAAGTATATACTCCTGATTCGTATTTGAAAGATGCAAAGATTTTTTCATATACAGTAGGTGATAGTTCATTATATCAGGCGGATCAAGAATTAGGATTTATTCCAGTAGTAAATTCTGGAGATTATACAAGTGAATTTACATTTGAAACTGATATACCTGATAATGCACAATTTAAATTTGTTTCAGGCACAACTGAAACATTCGAAGATGTATATATAAAATCAGAATTTGATTATAGAAATTATAGAAAAGAATTTGGCAGAGATGCTAAAAGAGTTTTAACATTATCGCAAACTCCTAAAAACGCAGAAGCAGTAGATGTATATATTGACGGGATAAAACAAATAAACAACTATACTGTTTCTGGTAATGATATTACATTTAATGTGAATGCAGACCCTGTTGGGTTTGTTCATGTTGATATATGTACAAATAGCCCAGTTACTACAGACGGAGATACAGGATTTCAAAGATTACATCACTCATTAGAGTACAACGTAGACAATAAATCTTATTTGAATTCTCAGATACCATATTCAACTTGGTATGAACATTTTGTCAGAATTATTGAAACAACACCTGGGTTATCAGGTGAACCTAATGGTGTTAACAACTACAGAAAACTAGGTGATAATACTTTAAAAACTAGACACAACAATCAGGGTAGTGTTATGGTTGTAAACTCTATTGATGTTAGGGATGCATATTTTTCTTTGTCAAGAGATGACTATGACCCTATTAAATCTTTTGAATTTTTATCTACATCATACCAAGGTTATAAAAATAAACTTATTACAACTGTAAGAGAAATACTAGGTGATGCAGGCGGCGAAAGTAAATCAAATATAGAAATACTTGAAGAAGCAATTAACACTATAGGACTATCAAAAAGACAGAGTATTAGTATTTTTGACAACTTGTTAAAAATAAACTATGGCGAAGTTCATTCTAATTATGCCACTGCCACATTAGATGTTGTTTTAGGAACTAAAGAACAATTTATACCAACAGACTTAGGACAAGTAATCGATGATAAAACATTAACTGTTATCAAAAACGATGATGTATTAAGATTGGGTGTTGATTATAATATATCAACATCAGGTGAACAAATTAATTTTTCAGAAGATTTGTTGAGTACAGACACCGTAGCATTAAGAAAATTTGACAGTGTAAAAGAAGCATACATTCCCCCTAGTTCAACATTTTTAAAAATCAATCCAGCGTTTATACCCGGACGTGTACAAGATGGAAACTATCAAAACTCAGTAGAATTTATTCAAGGACATGACGGTTCAATAACTCCTAAATTCAATGATAGAACAGATGATGTTTTATTAATGTTCGAAACTCTTATATGGAATAGTTTAGAAGATAACACTTCAAGAACAAGTGTAGACAGGTTTAATTACGGACCATACCGTCGTTCAAGTAGCGAATGGGAACTATACGAAAAGAATTATACAATGTATCCTTTCTTTAAGAAGTGGATGATTAGAAATAATATTGACAATCTTCATAATACAGACTTTGACCCAAATGATTGGAAAACTTGGAACTACAGAACAATAGATGCAGACTCTCCCGGACATTGGAGAGGCATATACCAATATGCATATAACACAGATAATCCTTTATTTGAACCTTGGAAGGCAGTAGGTCTATCACAAGAACCAGGTGATTTTAAATTAAAGTATGGAATAGATTCGAACACAATACATTTTTGGACTACACTGTTTGCTGATTATAATATTACAAATCTTCCTATCCCAGTTGATAGCAATGGTGTATTAAAAGAACCTAATGAGTTATTTTTTAACAGTAGTATTACAAATTCTGAAATTGTTTTGATGGATGAAGATTGGGAATTTGGTGATGGCTCTCCGACAGAAATGGCATGGAGACGTTCAAGTGAATACCCATTTATTGAATTTATTTTAATGATGTTAACAAAACCTTTTAAAGTTTTTTATGATTACAAAACTCAAGTAGCAGAAGGTGTTACAATATATAATAAAAAAGAAGGCTTTAATACAACGAACATTTTACAAAAAAAGCAAAACTATGATTTTAAATTAGGTTCAAAGCTAGGTGGCTTTGTTAACAACTTTAGATTACTAGCAGAAAATACTTCTCTTAATAATAGTAGATATACAGATATTCCTAAAGATAATTTCGAACTAATAATACATTCGGGAGAACCAAATAGAAGCGAGTTCTTTAGTGCATTAATAATCGAAAAAGTCTCGTTAGATTCATCTTATCCGGTTTATTCTCTAGCAGATACTACAGGGTATTATGCAGGAGATATCGTACTGAACAGTTCAGATGGAAAATATTATAGAAGAAAAGAAACAGGACAATCACAAGCAGAACAATCAGGAAGTATTACTTTTGATTATAGTTCTTGGACAATGATATCACAACCTAAAACAAGAAAATATGGTTACAGAATTCAAGGGTATGATGATATCAATCCTACATTTTTTGCTATGGAATGGGATAAAGTTTCAGGCGAAAAAGCATTCAGTACAAAAGGTGACAGAGAAAATTTAAATGAATGGCAACAAGGTGCGTTCTATCGTAAAGATAGTTATATGAAATATGACGGACAGCCTTATCTTTGTTTGCGTGAACATACATCATCTTCATTGCTAGATGACAATATTGAAGACTGGAAAAAACTTGCTGAATGGCCAAGAACAAATAAAGTAACAGTACATGGTTACAAAGAGTTTAAAGCAGACCAAGTTAAAAACTATAACTACGGACAAGTCTTAGAAAGTTTAGATGAAGTTGCTCACTTAATGTTGGGTTACCAAAAATATTTAGAATATATTGGTTGGGGTTTTACAGATATTGATGAACAAGGGCAAACAGTAGATTTTGAACAACTGTTATATAAATTTTTAGAATGGTCATCAGAAGACCATGGTCCAGGAGAATTCATTACATTGTCTCCAATGTTAGTTACAGGTAGCTTTACTGCGCCATATGGTGTGGCATCAGTACGTAGAGAAACATTTAAGAACTTTTATCGTGTAGTTGATGCATCTGGTAGATTAGTCCCTGACAATCAAATTAAATTTAGTACAGACGGCAAAACTATAAACTTTAGAGCAAACATTCCAGTATATGGAATGAAGATTGATATCCAAGATGTTGAACATGCATTTGTTGTAGACAGAGTTGATAGTTTTGG